TTAATATAAACTTAGACCGTGTAAGTCACATGATATCCGAATGTTGGATGGACGGTGATAACGGTTATGGTAAATTAAAAATACTACCTACTCCAATGGGGACACTAGTTAAAACAATGTTAGAAAACGGCGTTAAACTTGGTGTTTCATCAAGAGGAAGTGGTAATGTATCAGAAGACGGTAGCGGAAACGTTAGCGACTTTGAAATAATCACAGTGGACGTTGTGGCACAACCTAGCGCCCCTGGAGCATACCCTACACCGATCTACGAGCATCTTATGAATGCTCGTGGTGGTTTGAAGGCGTATGAATTAGCACAGGCAACAAAGCACGACACAAAGGCACAAAAATATCTAAAAGAATCTCTGATTAATATAATCAGCAGACTCCAATAAAAGGAGAAAATGAATATGTTGGACGCACTTAAAACACTTTTTGAAAACGATGTAGTTTCTGAAGAAGTACGTGCAGACATCGAAGGCGCATGGGAGCAAAAGATTCAGGAAAACAAAACGCAGGCAACTGCTGAGTTACGTGAAGAATTTGCTAAAAAATACGAGCACGATAAATCAACTATGGTTGAAGCTATCGACTCTATGATCTCAGAACGCCTTGCAGAAGAAATTGCTGAGTTTGCAGAAGATCGCAAACAACTAGCTGAAGCAAAAGCAAAGTACGGAGTAGCAATGCGTGAAAATGCAGATCTACTAAAACGCTTTGTATCTGAGTCACTAGTAAAGGAAGTTTCAGAACTGCATGAAGATCAAAAAGCAATTGCTGATAAATTCAGTATGCTCGAGAACTTCATCGTTGATGCACTTGCAAATGAAATTGCTGAGTTCCATGAAGATAAAAAAGATTTAGCTGAAACTAAGGTAAAACTTATTAAAGAAGCTAAAAATAAATTTGCAGAAGTTAAAACTAGCTTTGTAGCAAAAAGTGCCTCAAAGGTATCTGCTATTGTTGAAAGAACACTTAAAGGTGAAATTTCAGCACTTAAAGAAGATATTGAAGAAGCACGTAGAAATGATTTCGGTCGTAAAATGTTTGAAGCTTTTGCTTCAGAATACGCAACAAGCCATCTGAATGAAAATTCAGAAACTGCAAAATTAATGCAAGTTGTAGCGTTAAAAGACAAGCAACTAGCTGAAGCAAAAGCGTTTGCAATAAAAGCAAATACTTTAGTTGAATCTAGAAATACTGAAATTAAGCGTATGGCATCAACTGCCCAACGCAAAGAAAAGATTAGTGAACTCTTAACACCTTTAAATAAAGGTCAAAGAGAGATCATGACAGACTTACTGGAATCGGTACAAACAAACAAGCTGGAAGGCTCGTTTAATAAATATCTCCCATCAGTTGTTGATGGAAATACTCCGGCAAAGAAGGCAATCTTATCAGAGGCAAAAGAAATTACAGGCAATAGAAATACAACAACAACTAACGTTAGTTCAATGCAAGATGATAATGTCGTAGACATTAGACGTTTAGCAGGTTTAAATTAAGGAGAAAACTATGTCGGAACTACTAGAAAGCCGCTGGTCTGATACAAAAAATGCACTACTTGAGGGCCTACAAGGCACTAAGAAATCTGTAATGGCAACTACTTTAGAAAATACTCGCAAGTATCTTTCTGAGAGTGCAACAGCAGGTGCAACATCAGCCGGTAACATCGCAACACTTAACCGTGTTATTTTACCAGTTATTCGTCGTGTAATGCCAACGGTTATTGCAAACGAATTAGTTGGCGTACAGCCAATGACTGGTCCAGTGGGTCAAATCCACACACTAAGAGTCCGTTATTCGGACACTTTTAATGCAGGTGCATCAGGTGCAACTGCAGGTGAAGAAGCACTTTCACCATTCAAGATTGCTGAGTCTTACTCAGGTGCAACAGACGGCAAAGCGGCAGCAACCGCGGCGCAAGAAGGTAGTGCCGGTAACAAACTAAGCATCCAGATCCTAAAACAAACTGTTGAAGCGAAAACTCGTAAGTTGAGTGCTCGTTGGACGTTTGAAGCGGCTCAGGACGCTCAGTCACAGCATGGTATCGATGTTGAAGCGGAAATTATGGCGGCATTAGCCCAAGAAATTACTGCTGAGATCGACCAAGAAGTTCTTGCTTCACTAAGAACACTTAGTGGTACAGCCGTTGAAACATACGACCAAGCCGCAGTAAGTGGTACAGCAACTTTTGTTGGTGATGAGCATGCCGCGTTGGCAGTTCAAATTAACAGAGCGGCTAACTTAATCGCACAGCGTACAAGACGTGGTGCTGGTAACTATGCAGTGGTAAGTCCATTTGCATTAACAGTACTTCAGTCTGCAACAACTTCAGCGTTCGCAAGAACAACTGAAGGTTCGTTCGAAGCACCAACAAACACTAAGTTTGTAGGTACATTGAACAACGCTATGAAAGTATATGTAGATACATATGCTGGCGATAGTACAGCAGTACTAGTAGGTTACAAAGGTTCATCTGAATCAGATGCACCAGCGTTCTACTGCCCATACATTCCATTAATGAGTAGTGGTGTTGTAATGGATCCGGATACATTTGAGCCAGTAGTGTCATTCATGACACGTTACGGCTATGTTGAACTATCCAACACAGCGTCTTCACTTGGTAATGCAGGTGACTACCTAGCGAATGTAGCGATTACAAACGGTAACG